CCCCGCAGCCTCTGCGTAGGCGGTGACGACAGCTTCCACCTGATCCGGCGAGAGCGCGGACAGGTCTACACCCTCGGCCTCCATGTAGCGGGCGACTATCGCCGTGATGTCGTCCGGCATGAGCGCCGTGGTCAGTGCGCCGCCGGTGACCTCCTGATACGCCAGCACAAAAGCGGTCAGGCCATCCGGGGTCAGGCCCGAGGTATCCACGCCGTTTGTTTCCATATAATTGGAGATGTAGGCGGTAATTTCATCAGGCTTGAGTGCGGAGACATCCGCGCCGGAAGCGAGTTCCTCATACGCCGCCACCATCGCGGTGACGTTCTCCGGCGTGAGGCCCGACACGTCCGCGCCGTTGGTGGCCTCGGCATAGGCGGTCACATAGGCGATGATGCCCTGCGGAGAGAGCGCCGTTGCGTCCGTTTCATCCGTGACCGTGTATTTCGTGATGAAGGCTTCTATTTTGGGTTGCTGTGCTACCGCCGCCTCTGCCTCGGCATAGCCGGTGATGATGGCCTCGGTGGTGATTGCGCCGGGATTGGCGGCAAACTCGTTCCATCGCGCCTGCGCGCCGGTCATGTCGAGGTCAGTGGCGATCTTGAGCACTTCCTCCGGCAGCGATTCATTGAACATCGAATAAAGTCCGGGGAGGTCGGTCTTGATGAGGTCAATGTAATCCGCGATGCCCGCAAACTGATCCATAAGGCCGGACACGTCGATGTCCGGGAACATGGCCTGTACTTCTTCTTCGCTCATGCCGCCGTCCAGTAGGGATTGGATTTGCGTGAGCAGGCCGAGGTATTCGGTCAGCGTGCCTTCGTCCATCTCTGCCGACAGGTTGGCGAGGTCTTCAAGAATTTGGGGCTTGTCCTCCTCGCCCGCCATGCTGTATTCGCGCAGCTTGGTGAGCAGGGAATCTACCTGCTGGTTGGCCTGCTGAATATCGTCCTGCTCCCACACAGGCATGACCACACCCGCCAGCGTCTGCGCATACTCCCGCGCGGCAGAGAGGCGGTTTTCATTGTAGCGGGCATTAAGCTCTTCCAACGCGCTTTGCCGCTCAGCGGAATCTTCGATGAGCTGGATGACGGCATATTCCTTGTCATACTGCGCGTCCAGTTCCGCATTGACGGCGGCCATACCCTCTGCGGCGGCCTTGACTGCGTTTTCATAGACGGACACGTCCGCGTCCGACTGTCCACGCGCCTGCGCGCGGGCCACTTCCGCTTCAACCTTCTGTGCGATTCCCTCAAAGCCGTCCGTGTCGGCGGGCGTGAGGTTGTACTTGATCTCAATGGCTTCGCGGGTGTCGATGAGTTCCTGCAGGCGGATCTGGTCGTCTTCCGAGAAATAGCCGTTCTGACGCTTCTTGAGCAGAGCCTCGATTTCTGCGTCCAGCGAATCCAGCGTTTCGATGTCCCTGGCGAGCTGCTCCGACACGCCGGAATAATCACTTTCGTCCGCCGTGGCCTTGAGGTTGGAGAGTTCTTCCCTTGTGCTGGCGGTGAGGGCCTTGAAGGAATCCGTCCATGTGGACACGATCTCATCCGTTTCCTTCTCGCCATCCGTCCACACTTTGAGCAGCCCGTCCAGCCAGTCCTGCGCGCGCTGCGTCTGCCGGGTAAAGTCGCTGTCTGACATGCCGAAGAACGACAGTCCTTCGCTGCTTCCGTAGAACGTCTCGGCGGCGGTGTCCTTCCATTGTTGGGCGGTTTCGTTCATGGCTTCCAACGCTTCCCGCGCCTGCTTCGCGCCAGAAACGTAGTCCACCAGCGCAGCGGTGGCAGTCACGACTGCGGCGGCCACGGCCAGCCACATAGCGGGGGATTTGGACAGCGTCGAGAAGAAGCCCTTCCAGCCGCCGCCCGCCTTGCCCACGGCAGTGGCAAACTTGCCGATGCCGGTGGACAATGTGCCCACACCTTTGGTGATTTTCCCTAACACCAGCAACACTGGCCCAGCGGCGGCGGCATAGGCCGCCATGCGCACGATCTGCTGGCGCTGGCCTTCGTCCAGCTCCATGAATTTGTTCAGCAGGTCTGTTGCCCCGTCGATGAGGTTCTGGATGGTGGGGTTGAGGTCGTCGCCGATCTGCTGCGCGGTCAGCAGCGCGGTGTTTTTAAGGTTGGTGAGGCGGCTCTCCGTGGTGGCGTAGCGCTTGTTGGCTTCATTGGCGAGGGCGGTATTTTCCTCCCACGCGGTCGCCGCCGTCTCCTGCGCGCGGGAAAACAGTTCGGTGGCGTTGGTGGCGCGCATGAGGGTGTCCCGCAGGCGCACTTCCGTCAGACCCATCTCCTGTAGGGTTACGATGGCCGACACGCCCTGCTCGTCCATTTTGGACAGGCCCACGATGAACGCCTCGATCGCTCCGGCGGGGTCGGCGTTCCACATGGCCTTAAATTCGTCTGTGGTCACGCCCGCGACGTTGGCAAAATCCTTGAGCGAATCGTTGCCGGTCTCAACGGCCACCTGCATCTGTATCATGGCCTTTGAGAAGGCGGTGCCGCCCGCCTCGGCCTCCAGACCGACCGACGACAGCGCCGTGGCAAAGCCCAGTATCTGCGATTGCGTCAGGCCCACCTGCGCACCCGCCGCGCCCAGCCGCGTCGCCATGTTCATAATGGCGCTCTCGGTGGTGGCGAAATTGTTGCCCAAGTCCACCAACGCCGCGCCGAAACGCCCGAAGTCGCTCTGCGCCATCTTCGTGACGTTGGCAAACTGCGCGATGGCAGTCGCGGCTTCGTCGGCCACAATGTCGGTGGAATTGCCCAGGTCGATCATGGTGCGGGTGAAGTCTACCAGATAGTCGTTCTGGATGCCCAGCTGTCCGGCGTTCGCCATTACCTCGGCAATGTTACTGGCAGATGTGGCGACCTCGGTGGACATCCGCTTGACCGAATCTGAGAGCGCACTATACTCCGCCTCGGTCGCGTCCACAGTTTTGCGCACCGAGGTGAACGCGGATTCAAAGTCCATGGAGGATTTGACCGCCGCTGTGCCCAGCGCCAGCACCGGCGTCGTGAGCGCTGCGGTCAGGCCCTTGCCCGTGCGGTTCATGGCGTCGCTGACGGAAGCGCATTTCTTGCCAAACGCGGCGAGCGAATCGCCCGCTTTCGTCCACGCCGATTCCATCCGCGCCAGCCGTTCAGTGGCGCTCTTGATCTGCGCCTCGGTCTGCCTGAGCGCGCCCTGCGCGTTGTTGAGGTTCGTCCGCGCCTTTGTCACAGCGTCCGCATTGTTTTGCAGCGCCTTGGCGTTGGCGGCGAGCTGGCCTTCCAGTTTTTTGACCTCGGCGGAGGACTGCGCGTATTCCTCCGACAGCGCGTCCAGATCAGCCTTGGCAGCGATGGTCGCAGAATCCGATTCACCCAGCGTGCGGGCGTACTGCTCATATTGCCGGGTGGCGGCGGCGACCTGAGATTCGAGGGCAGCGTTCTTCTGTTTGGCCTGATCCAGCGCGTCCGAGAGTTTGCCCTGCCGGGTATAGGCGTTTTCCAGCTTTTTGTTTGCCGTCTCCAGCGCGCGCTGGTATTGCGTGACGGCTTTCTGCTGCAGCGACAATTTCTGCTGCAGGGAGGAAAGCTGCGCCTGCGTGCCCTTGACGGATTTCTCAAAATTGTCCACGCCCGAGGCGGCGCGCTTGAATTCGCTCTCCGCCTCCTGTATCTGTTTGTTGATGGACGTGAGATTGCGCGAGAAATTGTCCCCGTCCAGCGAAAGCGACACCACAAGGTCGCGCAGGACTTCGCTCATTTGGTCGCCTCCGTTTCTTTGGTCACTTCAAATCCGGCCACACCTCGTCGATATAAGCCCGGCGAGGCGTTTTCTTCTGGTTTTCACGGCGGGCCTGCCACGCCCGGACGCTGAGAAAGCCCAGCATGTCCATGCGGTCGATCTCGTCAAACTTCCAGCCGCTGGACATGAGGGCGTTATAGGTGGCGTAGATGTAGTCCGGCAGCGTCAGGCGGTCGCCGCTGCCGCTTCCGTCTGCGGCGTCGCTTCCGCCGCCTTCGTAGGGAAATCGGAAAGCACGTCCGTGGTCTGCGTCTGCACGGCCATGAGCGCCAGCGCAATGTCGTGCATCAGCCGGTCAACGGGATAGTTGTCCAGCACGTCGTCCGGGGTGAATTGGTTCTGAAAGAGGATGCAGAACCAGCGGATCATGACGTCCATCGCGTCGGCGATGGTGAATTTTGCGTCCTCGGAAATCTCCTTGCCCCTGGCGGCCAGTTCGGACAAGTGTACGATTTTCGCGTACATCTGCGCGGCGGGCTCCATTTCCCGCAGCGCCCGGCCCGAAATGAAATCCACGGAATACTTCTTGTCCCTCAGTGTGCAGGTGATCATGCGCGTGCCCTCCCATAAGCCCTATACAGTGGTAGAGAAAGCGCCCGCCGAAAAAACGGCAGGCGCGGTATGTTGTGGTGCGGACAATTACGGCCCATCTTCCTCCGGCGTGAACGTGGGCGTATAGACGGATTCGAGGAAGGTCGCAGCCTTGGAAGAATCAAAGCCGCCCTCGCCTTCATCGGCAATGGCCTGATAGCGCCCATCCGAGGTTCTCTTGATCGCCGTCCATTCGACCTCGCCGGTCTGCCGGGTAATGGTCGTGCCCTCCTTGGTGGCGTAGCTTTCCGTGACCGGCTTGGCGCGGACTTTGAACAGCCACACATAACGGTACTTGCCGTTGGCCTTTTCGGACATAAAGCCCACGGCGAAGTAGCCGGGCTTGTCGTTGGCGGAGCGGATGAGCACGCCGTTGTCGTCAATCTGGTTGCCGAAGATCATCTCCTGAATGACCAGCGGCAGGTCGGCCAACCGGGTGGTAAAGGAGAGTTCGGGGTCGGGATAGAGGACGTCGCCCTCGGTGTCGTCAAAATACTGGACGTCGGGGTCGTTGTTCTCCGGGGTAATGGTGGCCTCGATTGCGCCCGCGACCTTCTGCAAGTCGCCGTAGGTGGTGCTTTCCTCCGTATCGGCGGTGACGGGCGCAATGACGAGGTTTTTCAGGCCCACCGTAGACGATACGGTGGGCGCGGCAGTCGGGCTGGGCATAGCGTGAATTCCTCCTTCTTCAAATTACAAAAGCCCTCGTGCGTCGAGGGCCTGTCCAAGCAGTTGTTTGGCTTTTTCGTAGGCTTCGTCCACGCCGCCGTCGAAGGCGGGGCGGATAAAGGGATGGGGCGGCGCGGGATGCGGCCCGCCGTGGCCGAATTCGACCGGCGAGGCGTACTCCGCGCCGCCGTCCGCGCGGTGCACGCCCACGGTGACGCGGTAGCCGCCGGAGCGCTTCTTCACCACGCGCCCGATGCGGATGGAGTTGTACAGCTTTCCGCTGCGGCGCTGGGGATCGGTGGAAGCATTGTGGAGCATCCGCGCAAGCACGGGCTGGGCGGCGGTCTGCAGGATGTAATTGCAGGCGCGCGCGCCGTTGCCGCCCGAGGCGCGCAACAGGTCGGCCATGCGCGCCACATCGTCGCGCAGTTCCACGCCGCCCTTGACCTCCAGGCTCATGCTTCCGCCTCCTCCCAGCAAACCCACGTCCAGGCGACGAGGGTCTGATCTGTATCGTCGTTGTAGGAATCGCCCTCCTCGCGCATGGCAAACCCGGCCCCGCGCATGGCGGCGCGAACGCGGCGGATGGCGTCGGTGGGGTCGCCTGCGCACCAGAGGTTCAGGTAGACATAGACCTCATAGCGCCGCAGGGCGTCGTCCCAGTGCTCCGTCTCATAGGTCTGCGTGGTGTAGACCAGATACTGCTCCGGGGCGGTGAGGTTTTCAGCAGTGGCCTTCCACGCGCCCGCGAAAGCAGGAATGCCGGTGGATTTCAAGGCGTCCTGCACGCGCTTCACTCAGCGCACCCCCTTTACGGATTCCGTGGTCAGCTTCAGATAGCGGCGCTTGAAGTCGTACTCGCCCAGCGCGGTGATGTTCTGCTTTTCACCGTTCCACTTCACCCACATACCGGGCTGAACGTCCGCGCGCCAGCGGATGATGAAGGCCAGCCCGCGCCCGGCATTTTCGGCGTCGGCGGCGAAGAAATAGCGGGAGGAATCGTCCTCGGCGGCGGCCCACACGCGGCAGACGGTCTGATCTGTCTCCACGGGGTAGCCGTTCTCGTTGACGGCGTTGACCGTCCGCCCGATCTCCACCAGATGGCGCAGCTCGCCGGGATGCGGGATTTTCATGAGGAACACCTCCCATCCATTCGTTTCAGAACATTTCTTCTATAACGCGATATGGGTACAGCAGCGCGTGGAAGGCGCTGAGCATGGTAGTATAGGCCGCCTTGTCGGAGCTGTCGCGGTATTCATAGAAATGCGCGGCCATGAGCAGGATGGCGAGGCGCACCGGCTCCGGCGCGTCCGCGTCAAAGTCCGCGCGGCAGAAATCGTTGGCGGCGGCCTGCGCCTGTTTGAGCAGGGATTCCAGCAGGCCGTCCTCCTCATCGTGCTGGATGCGCAGATGCGTTTTCAGTTCGGCAACGGAAACAGTCACGCTTCATCGCCGCCCGCGTCAGCGCTCTCCATCAGGCCAGCGGCGCGCAGTTTGGACAGCAGCGCGTTGAAATCGTCCTTGAGCGCGGCGATGGTCGTGGCCACGCTGTCGGCCTGCGCGGGCAGCTGCGGCGGCTGCATGGAAGGCAACAGCGCTTCGAGGCCCTCGACCTCCGCGCCGGGCAGGAACGTCAATTTTCCACCTATTACGGTCTCTTTTCCGCCGTGGGCGGTGTAGTTCCGGGTCTGGTAATCGCTCATATTGATCCCTCGCTTTCATGGTTTTCAGGCGCTTTTCTGCGCCAGTACCTTCACCGCCTCGGCCAGCACCAGCTTGCCGTCCACGCGCTGCGAGGCGAGGAAGCCCACCTGCCCGGTGGCTGCGTAGAGCTCGTTCAGCCGCTTGAAGGAACGGCCCTGCCGGTCGGCCACCCAGTAATAGCCGAGGTCGCCGAACAGGATGGTCTTGTTCCCGGCTGCGATGGCGGGCATATAGCTGGACGTGTAGACCGGGCGGCCCAGCAGCGTGTCGGGCTGGCCCGCCGTCAGGCTGGGCTGCCACAGATAGTCGCCGTTGCCGTTCTTCAGCTTGCGGATGGCCTTGATGGTCGAATCGTTCATGATGAACACGGCGTTGCGGCGGTAGGGCGCGCGCAGGCTGTAATACAAGTCCATGACCTCGTCCATCGTGATGGCGGTGGCGCTGGCGGCGGTGACGCCGGTCTCCGCGCCGCCCGTGGTGTTGAGGATGCCGGTGGGCTTGCCCGTGCCGTTGCCGGTGAAAAAGGCTTCTTCCTCGGCGGCCCCGATGCGGCGGGCAAACTCGCGGGCGATATAGGAAGGCAGGTCGAACACGGAATCGTTCAGCAATTCCTCCGAAACCTTGAGCATGGTCGCCAGCTTGTACGCGCCAATGGACACCTGCCCGAAGGAATCGTCGCTCTCGGGATAGGCGGCTTCCTCGTCGATCCACGAAGCCGTGCCCTTGGAGGCCACGACGGGGATCTTGCGGTCGCCGGAGGATGTGGAGATGACGTGGGCCAGCTGGCGGAAGATGTTCTGTTCCTCCAAGGCCTCAATGAGCGTGCGCTGATACTCGTCCGGCGCGAGATAGCCGCCCTCCGATTCCACGCCGACCTGCAGGGCGTTGAGCACCTCGTGCGGCACGGACTTGGCGCGCATGGTGCGCCAGAAGGCCGCCTTGTATTCGTCCGTGGCGGTGCCGGTCTTGCCCTGATCAGCGCCGGGTTCGGGGCGCGCGGTGAGGGGCTTGCCCACGGGCTGGCTCAGTTCGCGGTCGATGGCGGACTGACGCTCAAGGCGCTCGATCTCCTTGCCGAGATTGACCACGTCAGCCTCCATCCTGTCGTAGGTGGCAGCGTCCTCAGCGGACATCATGCCGTCCGCGCCGCGCTTGCTGTCGAGGAACGCTTTGGCGGCGTCCCACGCCTTGGCGCGCTTTTCGCGCAGTTCAAGAATCTGGTTCATGGAAAATTCCTCCTCAATACTTCAAAAGCGCCAGCCTCTTTTCGAGGTCTGACGCTTTTACTCGGGGTTCGGGCTTGGGCGCGTGGGCTTTCAGCTTGTTCAGCAGGCAATTCGTGACCGCTCTGCTGGAATAGAGGAAGCTGTCCTCAGCATCCGCCTCCGCTTCCTCCCGCCTAAACATGATCTCGTCGCAGAAGCCCAATTCCAGCGCCTTGTTCGCGTTCATCCACGTCTCCGCATCCATGAGATGCGACAGCCGCGTGCGCGACAAGCCCGTTTTGATCTCGTAGGCGTTGATGATGCTTTCCTTGACTTCGTCCAGCATCTGGATGGCGCGCCGCATTTCGTCGCTGTCGCCCATGGCCACAGTGAGCGGGTTGTGGATCATCATGGTGGACACGGGCGACATGAGTACGCGCGTGCCCGCCATGGCGATGACGGAGGCGGCGCTGGCGGCGATGCCGTCCACCTTCACAGTAACGTCGCCGGGGTAGTCCATGAGCATATTGTAGATCTGTGCCGCAGCCACGCAGTCGCCGCCGGGCGAGTTGATCCAGACCGTCACCGGGCCGGTGGTGGAAAACAATTCGTCTTTGAACAGCGCCGGGGTCACGTCGTCGTCAAACCAGCTTTCCTCGGCGATGGTGCCCTCTAGCCGCAGCACGCGCGCGTCCGGGGCCGTCTCGTCGCGGATAAAGCTCCAAAATTTCTTCACTTCCGCATCTCCTTTGCATTGGTCGTTTCTGTTTCTGTGGTCGAAGCCGTCCGGGTGGCGAACAGTCCGGCGTCCGCCAGCTTGGTCATGTTGCCGTTGATGAGGTACAAATCGCCGCCCAGTTCCGTTGGGATGCGGTCGAGGTTTTCCAGTTCGCGGATGTCGTTCGCGCTCATCCAGCCGTTCTGCCGGGCCACGGCGTAGCCATTCATGCGGCTCTGGTAGTCGCCCCGCAGCAGGCCCTCCACGTTGAAACGCGCAAAGTAGCGCGATTTCTCCGAGGGCAGCAGCAGCGAGCGGTGAATGGTCTGCTCCCAGCGGCTGATCCACGGGGCCAGCGTGTACTTCACAAATTCCAGCGATTGTTGCTCAATGTTCGAAAAGCTGCTCTTGTCGAGGTCGCCCACCATGTGCGGCGGCACGCGGAAAATGCGCGCGATCTCGTCGATCTGAAATTTGCGCGTTTCCAGGAATTGCGCCTGCTCCGGCGAAATGGAGACGGGCTTGTAGGTCATGCCCTCCTCCAGCACAGCGATGCGGTGGGCGTTCCTGCTGCCCTGATAGATGGCGTTCCACGAATCGCGCACGCGCTTGGGGTCTTTGACCACGCCGGGGTGTTCCAGCACGCCGCCCGGCTGCGCGCCGTTCTGGTAGAAGGCCGCGCCGTATTCGTCGCAGGCCAGCCCCATGCCAATGGCCTGCTTTGCCATTGCGATGGGCGAATAGCCGACCAGCCCGTCAAAGCCGAGGCCGGGGATGTGGAACACGTCCTCCGGCGCAAGCCGCACGACGGATTTCCTGTCCAGCGTGCGCGCGTCCGAGTCCGCGCGGAGGTATTCGTAGAAGATGCGCCCGGCGCTGTCCCTGTCCACGGTCATGCGATCCGGCATCAGGGGATAGAGCGCCGCCACCTCGCCGCGCCCATTGCGGATGACCTGCGCGTAGGCATTGCCCCAGAGGAGAAGGTGGGTCATAAGCGTCTCCCGGAAAGAAAAGGCGGACATCTCCGGGTTCGGCTCGTCATGGAGCAGGTTGTAGAGCGGATGGCCGAGCGCCTTTTCCTTGCCGCCCGCATCGTTGTACTGGTAGAAGTGCAGCGGCAGCGAAGCGATGGCCTCGGCCAGAATCCGCACGCAGGCGTAGACCGCCGACATTTGCATGGCGCTGCGCTCGTTGACCGCCTTGCCGGAAGCCGTGTTTCCGAAGAAAAACGAATAGCCGCCGCCATTGAGGGATGCGCGCGGCTTGTCCCGCGCCTTGAACAGTCTGCCAAATACCGTCATGGAAGAACCTCCATTTGCTTCAGGATTGACTTTCTAAAGAAATTCGGGTATAATTTTGGTATCGAAAGGAGGTGCGCGCTATGCCGACGATCAAATCCAGCGCCGACCTGCGCAACAAGTACAATGAGATTTCCCATTTCTGTCACACGTTTGCCGAGCCGGTATTCATCACCAAGAATGGCAAAGGCGATCTTGCGGTCATGAGCATCGAAGCGTATGAGCAGCTCATGGGGCGCTTTGAGCTATATGGGAAGCTGCAAGAAGGCATGAATGACATAGAGCGCGGTAACGTCCGTCCGCTTTCCGACGCCATTTCACGGATGAGGAGCCGCAGGTAAGCATGAATTATGAAGTCTATATCACCGATGCGGCGGAACGCGACCTGAACGAAGCGGTAGACTACATCGAATTTGTGCTGCTCAACCCACAGGCGGCGGAACAGCTGCTGGAGGCTGCCGGGGAAAAGCTGTCTACGCTTGCGCACAATGCCGCAGGACACGCGGTCGTGGATGATCCCGTACTCCGGGCGTGGGGCATCCGTTTTTTACAGGTGAATCACTATCTGGCGTTCTATACCGTCGCGGAGAAAGAGCGGCGGGTCTATGTCGTGCGCTTTCTCTACGCAAAGCGCGACTGGTTCAACGTGCTCAAGCTCGGAATCGCGCAAGGATAGGCCAAATACTTTACTCAAACTGAAATCCACCTCTTTTTTATAATGCCACTAGGCTTATCGCCAGAGCAAAAGAGAAGGTGTAAGACGAATTTAAGAGGAGGCGGGGGTATTATGTTAGAACGCATATTTCGACGCCTTTGGAATCTTGGTAAAAACATGGATAGAATGCTCGAAGAAACCGAGAGCCCAAAGTATCGTACAGAATGCCGCAAACAAAATCAGTATGAATATAGAGTTTTGTTTGATGACACCATTGAAATCATTAAATTCAATGGAGACGAGGAATGCGTTACTGTCCCGATTCGGTTTGAGAATAAACCGGTATCAAGAATAGGTTATAGGGCTTTCGCTGGTCGGTTCAATTTGAAAAAAGTAATTATCCCCGATGGTGTTACCAGCATAGCAAATTCCGCTTTTGCAATGTGCCATGAGCTTATCCAAATTACTTTACCTGACAGTTTGAGAAATATTGAATTATTGGCGTTTTATGACTGTGAAAGCCTAGAAGTCCTCTGCCTTCCTCGCAGAATCGAAATCATTGGATTCGAAGCCTTTAGGGATTGTTATAGTCTTATCCGCGTAGAGATCAACTCAAATTTGAAACACATAGAGGATCGTGCATTTGTTGATTGTCATGATTTAGAAAGCATAAATATTCCAGCAAGCGTTGAACGCATAGGCGAAGATGCTTTCTTGAACTGCGGCGATTTGGTGATGACAGTTTGCAAGGAATCCTATGCAGTATCATACGCAAAAGAAAATGACATTGACTATCGTTATTCCAAGTGAAGTAAAAGTCTCTGCCGAATACTGTCATAGAAACAAAAGGCCCCTTTCGTCATACACGGAGCCGCCGTCGCCCGCGTGTCGTATGGCGCGATCCAGCGCCATGATGGTCGCAATCGCGCCGTCAATTTTCTCCGTGCTCTTTTCCTTGTCCGCTTTGATGTTGCCCGCCGGGTCAGAGCGGATGGTCACGTTGTCCACCATCCAGCGCAACACCGGGTGTCCGCCGTGCGCCAGCTTGCCCTCCAGCGTCAGCTTCATCAGTTCCTTTGTCGGCGGACTCATGTCCTTGTAGCCCTGCCCGAAGGGAACCACAGTAAAGCCCAGCCCTTCCAGATTCTGCGTCATCTGCACCGCGCCCCAACGGTCGAAGGCGATCTCGCGGATGTTGTACTTCGTGCCCAGTTCTTCGATAAATTCCTCGATATACCCGTAGTGGATGACGTTGCCCTCCGTCGTGTGTACGAGGCCCTGCCGCGCCCATAGGTCATAGGGCACATGGTCGCGCCGCACACGCAGATCGACTGCTTCCTCTGGCAGCCAGAAAAACGGCAGGATTTCATATCTGCCGTTTTCATCATCCGGCTCAGGCGGAAAGACCAGCACAAAGGCGGTGATGTCGGTGGTCGAAGAAAGGTCGAGGCCGCCGTAGCAGGCGCGCCCGCGCAGGGCCTCGGGATCGACCGGGAAGGCGCAGGCGTCCCACTTGTCCATCGGCATCCAGCGCACGGTGGAGTTCGTCCATTGGCAGAGGTGGAATTGCCGGAATTGCATTTCCTCCGCCGGGTTCTGCTTGGCGCTCTCGCAGGCGGCGCGGTAGTATTCCATATCCACGGTCTTGCCCAGCGAGGGGTTGACCGCTTTCCAGACCCTGGGGTCTGTCCAGTCGGCCTCCGGCGGCGTGGAATAGACCACGGGGTAGAACGTCGGGTCGCGCTTGCGCCCTTCGAGGATGTCCACCGCCTTGGAATGTACCTCGTAGCAAATGCTGTTTTTATCAGAACCAGCGGTTGTAATGACGAAATTGAGCGGCTGCTTGCGCGCCGCGCCGGAGCCCTTAGTCATAACGTCGAACAGTTTGCGGTTGGGCTGGCCGAGCAGTTCGTCGAAGATGCAGGCGTGGACGTTGTAGCCGTACTTCGAGGCCACCTCTGAGGAAAGCGCCTGATAGATGCTCCGGGTCGGCAGGTATACGAGGCGCTTCTGGCTCTCCACGATCTTGATGCGCTTTAAGAGCGCCGGACATTGCAGCACCATATCCTTTGCCACGTCAAATACGATGCTGGG